GAACCCCAAGCCATGCCTGTTACCATTACTGCAATGCTGAAACACTCGTAATCGTCTCCTTTTACGCTATCCCAATACAAAGTCTTGAATACTTTAAACCAATCTTCGTTAGTCATCTCAAAGAATCTGACATCGTTGTTTTTTCCGAATACTGATTCCCAAACTCGGTAAGTTATTCCCATGTTTGTGTGATATCCGCTAATTCCTTTGTATGCTTTAGGGCAAGGATATTTGCTAGCTGAATCCGAAGTATCTCGGGATAGTCCACCTTCCCACTTCTTTGTAAATTTGATATACGTTTCTAAGTTCATAGATTTTATTTAGAAAATTTGAATGCTAATATAGTCAAAGTAATAAGACCCAACACAATCAAAAGCAAATTTAACGTTTTGTTATTTTTGTTTTCTTGCTTAAATCTAAACCTAGTGTTTACTTTATCCGCTTTTGTTTGTTGTTTAATGTACTTGATTTGGTACTTTACTTGAGCCTTTTCTACTTTTGTCTTGTAACGGTATTCAATTCTCGTTTCATAGCGTGTTTTTGGGGATTTCATCTCAGGACAAACCGCTTGAACTGTTCTAACTATTATTGAATCTTTACCGTTAATTCGTATAGTATCGTTAAACGTTACCAAAGTAGTATCGTTCTTTATTTTACCACCCTTTTTTATAAATTTAGCCATGTGATAATTAGCTGAACAACTAGATAAGAAGCCAATCCAAAACGCACAAAGCAAAGCTATAATTATTAAAAATCTAAACTCTTTATTTTCTTTATTCATTATGTAATTTTTTACTGAGTGAATCACTTATTTTACTACCGATTGATACGCTTATTAAACCTAGCCATACATCGAACCTAAGACCATTAAAACAGAAATCTAAGATAGCCATAACCAAAGCAATGAACCAAGACGAAAGCATCGTTAAAGACGTTCTGCTCCATTTGCCGTTACGCTTTAATGTGTCGTTTACTATCTGTTTAATTATATTCATTTGCATATAAGATTAGTCTTTTTGACGTTTTTATACGTAATTACATATAATGCTCAATTTCTCCTACGGGGTTACTTGGTATAATAGCAATCAACTGAGGTATCATGTAAAGATTTTCCGTACTTTTTACACTTGAGTGCTTCGTCATGTAACAATCAAATAATTTATTTTCTACGATTGATAAACGATTATTTGTAATAAATAGCCACGCAACCAAGACGCCCGTAATACCGTAGTCTTTAATGCCTTTTAGAGTGGTTTCTAAATTCATGTTAAATAATTTCTACAGTGTAACCCATTTGAGAAAAAGCTAAACTTGCGTACTTGTTAGCAGTATCCAAGCCTTGTATTTCACTTGGCTTAATCTCAACTGAAAAACTACCTTGTTGAACGTCTGTGAATATCGGTTGGTTAGTTTCAAAAGTTGATGAACTAGCGTAAGTAGTTACTGCTATCTCTAACGTTTTACCATCTGCTCTGCCAGCGAATTCAAGTCTACCGTAAACACTTTCTAGTTTTAACTCAGTACCTAAAATTGTGATACTCTTTTGTTCGTTTGATTTTATTAAAATTGCCATAATTTATTTTTATACTATTGTTAAAATTCCTAAGTTATTCCAAATATCGCCCGTTACTAAACCTGCTGGAGACGTTGGTAAATTTCTAGCGTTTAGCACTCCATTTCCTTTAACAGTAAATAAATTTAATGTATCAGCACTATTTCTCACTCTAAACGCTATGTCTGTTGATAACGCTCCTTGCGCTCTTACGTCAAGTCTAGCTCCCAAAGTACTTGCTGAGCCTATTCCTACATTTCCAACATTATCTAAATGTATTCTTGTTACACTATTAGTTTGTAATGTTACTTGATTTACTGCGTTTATTTGTGTTAAAAAGCCAGATGTTAACACCAAACCGTTGCCACTTGCAGTAATTTGAGTGAAACCCGTTTGGCTGCTTAAATAGGTTGTGAATCCATCGCCAATAAGTCCATTTGCCAAATTGAAAGATTTATCTCCATTCAATGCAAACAAGTTAGCACTATCAGCTGAATTACGAACTCTAAAGGCAATATCTGCCGTTGTAGCACCTTGCGCTCTTACATCTAATCTCACAGTACTTGCAGGCGTTGCACCAACTCCTAAACGTTTATTTGTATTGTCCCAAAATAAAGTGCTATCTTGTTGTAATACGTTACCCGTTCCTTCAAACAATATTCTTCCTACTGTACCCGAAGCGATAGCAGTTGTACCTACCGTTAAACTACCACCGCCTGAAATTGTAATATCTCCACTACCTAAAAGTGAATTTCCGTTTACAGTTTTTATGTTTGTACCACTTACTAAAGTAGGTTGATAAGAAGTAGAATCTATACTCCCGTTGGCTTTTAAAAACTGTGATGAAGTACCTCCCGTTCTTTTTAGATTTGTAGCTTCTAAATCACCGATAATAGTTACTGCATTTCCACTTCCACTAGTTTTATTAACATAAACTCCTTCGCCATTTCCTCCCTTTGTAATTGTCAAAGCCTTACCACTTCCACTTGAATGATTTACTGTTAACGTGTCGGGATTTCCACTAGTTGCAAATGTACCTTGAGTAGCAGTTAAATCATGTACGCCCAAGTTAACATCGTTTGTAGCACCCGTATAAGGTACAAAGCCCGTAACACTTGGAATAGTTGGTTTGTTATCTAAATCGTTGTAATCATTTGAAAAAGCAGTCGCTCCTAAGTCGGCACTATTTGCTTTAGTTACCAAAGCGTCAAATACTGCGTTGCTTGTTACTGGGTTTAAACTGCCATCTGTAACGGCATCTTCGATTGGTATGTTTATATCTATTGCCATACTACATTAAATGTTTCGTTTTTTAAACTTGGTATTGTTACGCTCGTTGTAACTCCGTTCACTATAAAATTATATGTTGTGTCAGGTAGTACCAATGTACCACCACTTGCTACCGTTTCTAAATATGTGCTATCTGAATTTCTTACCGTTGCATCATCACACGTAACAGGATTAGGCACTTGAACTGTAACACTTCCCTCTGCTAGTATAGAACCGCTTTCAATTAGTGTACCGTTTACATATTCAACTAAGTAAGTACTGTCTTGAATTACTTGTGTTTCAGTTGCACCGCTTGGAATAGAATTATTGTATAGTTCGTTTCCTTCTATATCTTCAATTATTTGTACTGCGTTATCACAAACAACGGGAGGATTAGGGCTTATTGGATTCATTGGAATAGCACAAACACTATACGCTTGTACTTCAAACGTGATTGACTTTACCCACCCCGCAGAATAATCTAAGTCGAAGTTGTTTAAAGGGCTTCCGTTACTTGCTCCTATTACGTCAATAGTTAAGTCATTGCCATCTAGAAAGTATAAGTAAAGGTCATTTAGAATTAAGTTACAATCGCTTATAATCGTGTTTATGTTTGCTCGGTCTTTTTGGATAATGTCAACACAATAAATATCAAGTGTAAATTGATTAGTATTTAAGTCGCTTATATCACTTGTAGGAACTATGTAAACAATAGGATATTTTTCATTCTCAGTACTAAAGTTAGGCATCTGTTCCTTGAACTCGCCACCATACTTCTTAATCTGTAAGTGAGCGTTACAAAACGCTTCAATCTTATTTAATAATCCTTTGTAGCTAGTCATCAGAAAAACATTATTGAATCAGTATAACCACTATCTAAAGTTCTTAAAGGTCGCAAATCGCTATCTCTATTCAACTCACTTATAAACTCTGGGAACAACGTTCTATTATCTCTTAAATAATTAGATAAACGTGCTTCGTAGAAACTAGCCTTTTGTGCGTAATGGTCTTGTCCAAAGTTTACTTCTTGAATAGATACCGAATTTGAGTTATCCCCGAATTGTGTTTGAAGTCCTTTGTTTTTAAGTTGGTACGACAAACCGAATACCGCATCTTCTGCACTTCGCCAAGCAACTACTGGTTGAATATAACTAACTAATATTTCTTCGTCAGCGTTTAACGTTTGAGCGTTGTACTTTGCTAGTATATCCTTGTAGAAATACGTTCCAAGAATTGGTTGTATTCTCATCTCGGTTTGAGTACGTACAAACGGTGTAACATCGTTTACGTCAACGTTAGCCGTTATCGGTGTTTGACTTTTTAAGTATGTTTCTGTAATGAAATAAATCATAATGCAGTTGTGTTTTGAATTGGCTCAAGTCCGATTAATTGTCTTAACTCGTCCTGTGTCATTGAATCAATTATCTTTGATGCTAAAGTCGGATTTACTGAGTTTATAACGTCTGAAATTCTAGATACATTTTCTTCTACTTCTACGATTGTCTCGTTAACAATTTGGTAGTTATTGATTTCAACACGTGCTTTAACTTTAGCAATCTCGAATAAGTCGTTTACGATATCCGCGATTGTTTCACGTAAAGGAATGATAGTATTTTTCTCAAAAATAATGTAGGCTTGTTTAATATCGCTACCGCTTCCAAGTTTACCGCTAACACGAATACCCATTAAGATAGGGTCGATTGTATGTGCTTGACAAATCTTAGAATCAATGCTCTCAGTAGTTACTTGAAAGACGTTATCTAGGTTATTTGTTGGTATGCTTTCTATTGTTGGTAGACTTTCCTTGTTATTAGCAAAGAATGCAACTCCTTTACCAGCATTGTGCGCTCCCTTTGCACGTTCCATTGTGTCCTTAATCGCTCTTTTCTCTTCCTCGCTTTGTGGCTTCTTAGGAAACATCATAGCAAAAGAAGGGAATATACTATTTAAGATGTTAGACTTCTGCAAATACGACATCTCGCCATCTAAGAAAGCCCAATTAAACGCACTTGTGTAGCTTGGTAATGGGTAAATGTCTTGACCTACTTGTAGATTTTCCCATACGTACAACTGTTCCAAGTCTTTGCACGCTCTGTGATATGGTTTAATAGGTACTATATTAATTTGAGAGTACCAATCATCACACAAATAGTAGTTTTCTCCTAGTTTATCACGTCTTACTTTCTCCGCTCCAATATGTTTTACCTTTACAAGTTCCCCACTTTGGTTAAACTTTAAGTAAAAATAAACTCGGTTGTGTAGAATAACGTCTTTTGTTATTTTGTTTATAGATTTTTTTAGGCTTAGTCGCTTTTCAAAGGCATAAACATCTACCTTTTCAATTGCGCTCAAATCTTTTATCTTGATGTCATAACCTCCACCGATAGTTGCGTTAGTTTTAAAGTCAACAATTGACGAATGCAAAGGCGATGTGTAGTAAAGTTGGTTAATCATTTGAGGGTAAAGGTCATCCTCTCCAAATCTAATACGTCCGTTTACTTGCTGTCTACCGTTTACATAAGGCAAAGATAGATTCCCACTACCAACTTTTAGAAATGGTGTAGAGAAGGCTTGGTAGCCACTTGTTTCTACTGATTCGATAGCTTTACTACTACCAATGTTAAAACCGAATAATTTCATTTAATCGTAAATTGAATTAATATCTTCCCCTGCTACTACCATTCGACCCTCTTCTACTAAAGTTAGTCCTGTCTCATCTTCGGGCGGTGTTGCGCTTTCATAAACTGAGTATGTGAATTGACCTTTAACAAATGTTAAATCCTCTCCCTCTTCAAGCGTGAATAAATTGTATCTGTTTTTATATGCACTTGTAT